GCACGAGTACCTCATCGAGCAGCTGCAGTTCACGGGCGCCGAGTCGATCACGTCGAGCTCGAACAAGATCCAGCTCAACTTCAACCACCCGGTGAAGGAGCTCATCTGGGTGTGCCAGCGCGACTCGTTCGTTGACTGCTCGCAGCCGCCGACGGTTGCGATCCAGGAGGTGAACGGCATGCAGCCGTTCAACTACTCCGACGACTTCACCACGGAGGGTGTCATCATGGACGTCCTCGGGCGCGGTGCGCTCGGTGGCGGCGCCGCCACCACGCAGATCCAGTACACGCAGAACGACGGTGCCTCGGGTCCGTACATCGCGGGTCTGGGTATCCAGCAGGGGCCCTCGCTCAGCGCCGCGTCTTGGCTCGACACGAACACCGGCCCGGGCACCAACGACCAGGCGGCGCTCTTCGAGGACACGACGAACTACCTGCTCGCCAAGGTCCTCCTGGACTCGGGCGTCAAGTGCTCTGGCAAGAACCCGATCGAGGTCGCCAAGCTGCAGCTCAACGGCCAGGACCGCTTCACGGAGCGCGAGGGTCGCTACTTCAACTACGTGCAGCCGTACCAGCACCACACGCGCACGCCGACGGTGGGCATCAACGTCTACTCCTTCGCCCTCAAGCCGGAGGAGCACCAGCCATCCGGCACGTGCAACTTCTCGCGCATCGACAAGGCCACGCTCCAACTCACGGTGTCCGTGAACACGGTTCGCCAGGGCCGCACGGCGCAGGTGCGCGTCTACGCTGTCAACTACAACGTGCTGCGCGTGATGAGCGGCATGGGTGGCCTGGCGTACTCCAACTAGAGACCTCCGAGGATTCCCTCCCAACTCAAAGACAAAAACACACATGTATGCAGAAATCTGCACTCATTTGTGTTCGTACACGGCCCAGCCATTGCGTTCGGTAGTAGAGAACGCAACACGTCTCCATTCTGGGTGGGCCGCGAACCATTCAACGATCTTGGCACACTTTGCGACAGCCGTGTCATCCAGGAGATAGACAGTTGCCCTTGAGTGTTCGATAAGATACAGAAAATCAAAGTGAGTGAGATACTCTGCGCCGTCCAATAGAACAACCTGAGGATCGTTCATCGGAACATGGGGACTCTGTTGGAAGTTTTCGGTGTCCACGTCGTGCCACTCGGTGTTCATGGTGGGATGCAATGCAGTCACTTGTTCTCTAGTCGGGAACTGGCTGTTTGGGAGCATGTGTCCGTAGATGACTTCGATGGATGGATAGAACTCCCATACCTTCTTTGCTTGAGACGCGAGGCCTGCGTTGATTTCGTAAGTCTGAAGAGTGAATGTGTCGTTACGCTTTGTAAATCCGTCATAGAAGCAACAAGTGGACCCCTGTCCGTTCCATGTTCCAATCTCAAGGAAGCGAGAGAAGCGAGTATCCGATGCATACTTTGCGATCCACTGCCCAAAGGTGCTATCGACCTTTACCTGACCAGTGTTCTCAATTAGAAGCAGCATTGATGGGTATGTACATTGCTGTGTAAACTTATACGAAGTCTGTACGTAGCCAGAACATATCAAGGAACCGCTCGTACTTAGAGTCGTCCCATATGAACCCATTGGTATTGATCTCGTCAAACGAATCCACAAACAAGCAGGGGAACTGTTCGTAGAGGTCGTCTAACTCCGAATGGAGGACGACCGGTACTGAACCCATAAGCAGAATCTCAGAGAACCGATGGGTATCGAGACCGTTACCCCGCATTGACACGACGAACTTGTGACCCCCAATTGCCCGCATATAGTCGGGAAACGCCATCTTGTTAAGCGTTGGGGTCAATGTGCGACCATCATGGGTGCTGCCATGGTAAGGAACGCAGATATCCGCGCTCTTCGACTCCCATACCGGCCTCGATTCGTGAAGCGCCCTGAGTTCACCATGGTTCCCGTTTGGGCGTCCAACCTCTCCAACTCCGATCAATACCTTCCGAATCTTTGGGTGCCGCTCACGGATGTTACATCCGACCCACTTGCGAATGTTCGGGTTGAAGAAGATCGCGGCAGCCGCCTCAGGACTAGGAGATAGGTCTGATGCGCCCGTGACGAGAGTGATCGGAACCTTCGGAGACTTGTTTGCGAGGAACCAGTCGAGGAGATCTGTCTTCACAAAGACCACGTCATGAGGTGCGAGGGTCTGACGACTAGGATACGAGTGCTGAACAAGAATGTCGTCTCCGTAGCGGACATCAAACACGATGTTTGCAAGAACGGGCAGGCGGTTGTAAGACAGATGGACTGGCGTCTTCGTACGCATTGGCTTGGACTGAATGTTCTGAAGAATCGCCGCCCATCTTGACTGGATCTCCCGAGTTCGCTGGGCTCGAATCTCCCGATCATCCGTATAGACGAAGGAGTCAAGTAACTGCCCGAGATGTTCAATTGAGTCAAAATAATGCGTGTTAGCCGACTTGAAGGTATCATAGAAATCAGCCAATCCGATCCACGTCTTGAGATCCGACAAATCTCCATACTCTGATGGAAACGGCCGAGATCCCCAATAGGCAGAGATCGACCACAGTGCACCGCAGTTGCTGCGAAGATACTCTTCGGACGGGAAGAACATGGGACACCCAGCCGTGAACTGCTCGAATAGACTCATTGTGCTGATTTCATAGGGAAAGTGAATGACGCCCTTGAACTCTCCAATCGCACTCCATTCAAAGCGCCCAAGTTCAGCCCTTTGCGTGATGCGAGGGTCCGACGGACAGCCGCCTGTGTAACATAGGAACGTAGGACGAGTTGGGGCATAGCGCATCTTCGTATAGAGACCCAATGTCGGGATGTAGTGTGTCCGGATCCCTGTGGCACGGAACGTGTAGTTCTGATCTGCCTTGTTGTTCGATACTGGAATCAACTGTCCAGAGTCGTACATCCGACGAAGACACTCAATATAGTTCGTCCTGCCATGTAGATCATTCGACCAGCAATATGGGAGATCAAACCGACATGTGTTGATCCAAATAATCGGTTTGTTATACGTTTCGTAGATCTGGGCGAAACAGGCTGCATGTCCAACCACAAACCCGTCAAACGAAGAGAGGAATGTATTGTACTCTGCTTTGAACGCTTCAATCATCTCTGGGGTCAGAGATTGCCACGTGCCCGCGTTAATGTGTTTCGGAGTGTCACGCTCCCTGCCCATGATAGACGCATGTCCCGACAAGGTCCAATCCACGACTTCGAGATCGAGACCCAGCGACTTGAAGTCGGCAATCACGGAGATATGAAGGTCTATGCAGAAGAAGCGCATTTAGACGCGTTAGATGACTAACATTGTAAATGGTAAATGCCTTTTCCTTCTGTTTGTATGGTCCAACCCAAGTCTTCTACCACCAAGGATTCTTAGAGAATATAGAGTTGATCAAGACACATTATCCCGGATGGGTCGTGTATGCATATCTTGGATCTGATACCGAACCTGCGTTTAGGGATCGTCTGTTGTCAGATCCTGTGGTTCGTGTCCGAGACACGGGTATCGTTGGTCCGAAGAATACGATCCTTCGTTTTTATGCGATCGACGAACCGGATGTAGACATTTGTTTCTTTCGAGATGCGGACAGCCGTATCCACTGGAAAGATCGATGGGCAATTAACAGTTTTCTCAAGTCAGGGTTTGCTTGTCACGTTATCCGCGATCACCCCGACCATAGCGCTCGCATTCTTGCAGGATTATGGGGGCTACGAAGTGGAACGATTCCATCTATTCAAGACCTCTACACCGCATGGACACCTGCGAGTGCAGGATTTGGCGACCCGGCCAAGTTGGACGGATTTGGCATTGATCAGAATTTCCTATCTCTTGAAGTATACCCCCGTATCGTCGATCGTTTGCTTGTTCACTTTTCATACAATCAGTTTCGAGGGGAAACGTGTGTTCAGTTCCCATTTCGGTATACCAACGAGATCTTCTGCGGTCAGTACCAACGGATACCATTTGTAGATAGTTCTGACCCCGCTATTCCGTTCTCGTTCGTAAAAATTCGTATGCATAGACAATGAAGCATCAAACGATCGGATCTCGTCGCAAGGTTTGGAATGGATCGGCACTCAAGACCCCGGGCGGCCTCACGCGCAAGGACCTGACGCAGAACAAGCACGGTCGCATCGTCTCCCGTAAGCGCGCTGCCCGTGCTCGTTCGGGTCGTGCCTTTACGCGCCGTCACAAGTAGATTTTTTGATACGCATGAACAATGGCACTGGCGCTACCCATCGTCAGTCTCCTCTCATCAGTCCCGCTTGGAGTAGATCTTGCGTATCTCTACTCGCAAAGCAAGACAAATGCAAACGGTTCAACCCCGATGGCCGAGAGCGGCATTCGGGCTGAACTGACGCGGGCATTGACCGCAGAGTACACTGCATTCGCAGATGCTGATCGTGCTGTGATTACAAAGGCCTTGACAGAGGAGATGGACACATGGAAGAACCAACTCCCCAAGGCCGAAGCTCCACCGACTCCGTCTCTCGGGTCGCGTGCGTTACAGGCAACGGGGGCCCTCATCGCGGCACCGATTGCCTTGCCGGTTGCAGGTGTTGCGATGGCCTATACTGCAGCCATCGATTATATGAAGAAGCGCTCGGCCGACGCAGCAGAAAGGAAGGCGGAACTTGAAGCCGCAAAAAAGACGCAGGAGGGAGTGGACGCGCGCCATAGGGAGGCGAGACAGAAGGAGGACGAAGCGCGGGCTCTGAACGACACTGCAACACTGAATGCGGCTATAACACTCCGGCTCAGGCTGAAAGCGGAGGCGGACAAGGCTGAAGCCGATCGGCAATCGGCGGCGAGGGCGGCGGCAGAGGCGGCGGCTGCAACAGAGGCGGCGGCAAAGGAGGCAGGAGAGCAGGCTGCAACGGCGGCGGCAGAAGCGGCAACGGCGGAGGCTGCAGCAGCAGCAGCGGCAGCGGTCTCCGAAGCTGGCTTAGCGCGAATCGAAGCTGCCGCGGACGGAGCTGCAGCAGAGGCAGCCGAACGGAGAAATAGCGACCCCGCCCCAAGCCAGTCAAATGTGGCAACGCCGATATTGGGACCCGCGCCTGCACCGCCGCAGGCTGTCGACCCCCAAGCCATTGCCTTTGCGGAGAGGAATGCCGCAGCAGTCGAGAGTGGAGGTCCGAGCGCATTTCGCCAGGCGTATCCCGATGTGGCGTTTCCAGCCCCAAACGAATCGGAACTACTCAAGGAGGTGGCGGAGGATAAATCCCTTGCCGCTCAAGTGCCCAGCCAGACATCATCTGAGCCCACTCCCGATGCGAAAGCCCAAGAAACGTGTGAACCGACAGTGTATCTCGAAAAGAGAAAGGCTCTCATTGATGCACTGGAGAACCGAGCAAAATTCAAGAAGATTCCCAAATTGTGGTCTAGGTTCGTCGATACTTGTCTTCAAGGCGATTCTCCCCCGATGCCCCTTAGCAGGGAGTGGCGCGCAGCGGGCCAAGACGTCGACAAACAAAAGGCTGCACTTGTGAATCTCGTGGCCACATTGAAGACGATGGGAGTCTTGGACGACACGCTCGAGGAGAAGATAGTATCCAATTGGACGACAGAATTTGGTGGCAGGCGTCCCACATCTCGTAAGGGCCGCAAGGGCCGTCAGGTCCGCAAGGCGCGTAATTCGACTTTCAGAAGACATCGCAAGCATTGATAAACCATGTCGGACGATCTTGTCGTTGCCAAGACAGTCCAGACAGCCCCGATCCGGATCCTCGCCGAGGGCCTCAAGTCCATGCTGGTGGAGATGAGCCTGGTGTTCGACAAGGATGGGATCCGCATGATCGCCATGGATAACACACGCACAGTCTTGACGCACATGCGCCTGCATGCGTCCAAGTTTGAGCACTATGAGTACAATCACACCGCACCCAAGTTGGATGTGGGCCTGAACACGGACCACTTTTACCGCATTGTCAAGACTGTAACGAACGATGATACCATTACCTTTTCAGTCTCCAAGTCGGAGTCCAATCACCTGTGCATCACTCTGGAGAATGGCGAGAAGAAGCGCCGTATCC